CCTTATGAAACTTTGTACAAACAACCTTCATGCGAATGATAATATCACCACGCCAATTGTTAAACATTGTTGAGAGCCAGGAAAGAGGAGTATGATACGTCCGCTGACCCACACTTACGGCCAATGAGTTAAGAACATCATTTGAAGTACAAAGCACAGGGGTAACCCGCGTATTGAACAACAATGTTCCGCCAGTATCAGAAGTTGACCAAGATGTTGCGCCGAAATAACTTTCGCGCACCTTCAAATGAGCCAAAGCAAGCTCATCCATATTACCAATCCCATGAGGGGATGGATCAATAGATAATTCTTGCTTTGGGTCAAGTGTCAATTTCTGAACTTGCGATCCTACCTGCGCAGAAGCCAACATCGGAGCGTTCATGGGTTGAAACCCACAAACATCTCCAATTGCTGGTACGTTAGTAAAACCAAACAAAGAAGCCATTTGTGAAACAGCAGAGGCACCAATTTCTGTAGCCCTAGCAAAGCGCCCAATAATGGGCACTTTACTCAGTGTACCTGCCATAGAGGCAAGCGCACTAGCGGGTCGAGAAATGGCACCAACACCATACTCATCAGCTTGGAGAGACAATTTGGTGGTAGAACCCATCAAATGAACATCTGACATCCAAGCATATGTTCGAATAGTTACACTAGTCGAACCACCTGTAACAGCAGTTCCCAACGGAGCAAAGATAGTATATCTTAAAGTTCCAAATTGTTGAACTGCTGTAGCATTGGTAATATCTAGCCAATTCTTGTGGAAGAAAAATGGTAAAACCATTTCACCACCAGAATTTGCCTGAGGATAAATATAAAACCCAGGTTGCTGAGAATACGGCACCAATGTAGGGACAGGTGTAGTAGTAGTTCGCACTTTGTTAGAAATAACTCCTTCCAAAGGCGAATAATGCACACGTATTTGACCATATTGGAAAGGTGTTCCATTAAGAACAACTTTAATATGTAAATTCGCACGCAAAAAACAATAATTGTCCAACTTTTTCTTAATTAACGTATCATTTAAAAATGCAAGCCAAGGTGTAATGGTGGTTTTAACACCTACAACATCAGCAGCTAACCAAGTAGTTGTATCAATTAGAGTTGGGCGGCCCATAAATTGACCAAGAGATAGATCTTCAGTACCATCGACAAGAGCAACATTGTTCTGCGTAGATAAATCTTGCACAACAACACCAACTTCATTATCGACAAACGTAACTGTTTGTTCGACCTCAAGGCCTGCGCCACCCGCCGAAAGATCCGGAACATTAGGGTCCGTTTCTTCGGCTTGTAGTTGAAAATTGTGATAATTCGGAAACTGCTCCACACGCATATCACGTTGCATGGGAGAAGCGCCAGTACTTCTGGTGACTGGCTCAACAACTTTAGTAGTATTATTATTAAATGTGTTGAATGGCTAAGTTACTCGTTAAACGACCAGCCGTAGCCGAATAACAGGTCAAAAGACCTTCCTAGTATTGACTAGACTGCACGAATCTATCGTGCAGCTGCTCCCAGGTAGGAAGCGTCCCTACGCCCACATAGTGGTTGTAGGGTTCTTCTGCAAGCACTTGCTTGAAGAAGTTGTGATGCTTCTCAAATACGGCTCGTCCGTAAAAGAAGTATTCACTGTTTGCGGAAGAAATCACAGCAACCATCTGAGCATACTTATCAAGTGTGCCAGATGGACACCACACAGTCAAAGACTTGTGGATAGATTCTTCCTCAAGGGGACACAGATACTCCTGAACATCCTCATCAAAACGCCACTTCCTCTTAAGAAATTGGCAATCACTGATACTGATGAAAGGAACACTCTCTGTCTCCTTATCAGCCATGGTATATTCAACACCGATATAAGCGAGTTCACGCTGGATAGCGGTGTGATTAAACCAATCACATGAGCGACTAACTCCCATAATATTGTCGTCACCGTAAGTGAACAATCTCACATTCTTCTTAAAAGAACGTGATTCATGTTCAGGGTTAAGCAGTACATAGCAATAACGCATATACAAACTGTTAACCAACGAGTTTACGACAACAGTCAAAGGGTGACCAGATGGGTTAGTTCCGAAGAACTCCACCAGATCACCATTCATGTTGGTCAAAGGGAAAGCGGTATCTTCTCCAATGCACAAAATTTCACGAACTTCTTCTGGCTTAAACCCTGCAGCTTCATAAACTGAAGCAATTACATTGTAAGCAGCCAAAACGAAATCCGCAATCATGCGCTTATCGAATTTACCATAATCACCAGCAACAATACGATCAGTTCCAAATACAGTCAAATATTCATAAATTTGACCCCATTCAGTACTTTGGCATACTGTTCCTGGGCCGGCTTCGAACACAGTCTTGTTCTCTTGTAACAATTTAACAAAAGATAAAAGACGTGATCGAACAACCAATGACCAATCCACTGGAGCACCAGTGAACACACGCGTCTTCTTCGCACTAACCTTAGCAAAAGTAACGGGTTCATCCTTAAGATGTCCCGTAAATACTGGGTAAGCACGCTTACCTTCAGCATACAGTGCCTTAATAGTGCGAACTCGCTCCCACACAGCATCATCGAAATCTACGCCATGTGCGTAGTCTTCCGAGATATCACTGTGCAGAAAGCGCTTCTTGGTGCAATTCCAAGGAAATCCCATAGACGTATTCGTGTTCAAACGATCAATAAAGCGTACACCAGGTACACCATTGACCGCTGCTCTATCGCTGAGAAAAACCAACTGTTTCTCCCAGCCTTCTGGAAGTCCAGAAATAATATCAGCAGTATAGGTAGCCACCGTATGTGCCAACACATCCTTACGATATGTGACATTCGGTTTCACCATCTCTACGATATTCTTTCTCCAAGGCTCCCAGCCCTCCATGCATGGTTGCCCATGCTTCACTTCAGTCTGGAAATGCTCAAGCATCTTAGACTGGAGGGGAGTAGCACATACACTACTCTTTGGCTTGGGTCTAAACCCAGCAAAAGAGCCGTATATGTTAGCTGTCCCATCTTCCAAATAACGGAAGAGGGACTTGTGGTGAGGAACCGTAAGTGAGATGGATTTACCATCTAAAACCATCTGCGGTTCGCCACCACCCTGGATAAGGGATGACTTGCCAAATCGAGCAGCATGTTCCATAAACATGGCCTCAATCAATTTAGCATCGATGCACACTGCACCGCAAGTATCCTCATATCCAATGACATGCAGACCAAAAATAACTGGTCCACGAGGTGTCATAGCGATGTAGATCGCTCCGCAATCACCAACAACGGTGTTGCGCGAAACTTTCCCCAATGAAATGGGCAAATCACATCCCAAACCCTCAATTGGGAAATTGGTAGTGTGATTTAAGTTGAAAATTTCCTGACACTCCAACTCTCCGCTTTCTTGGCGGCGGAGAGCAATTGCCTTAGTGAATGACACACCACCAGAGAAATCCCAAAATTTGGTAATATCCTTGTGTGGTGGCATGGCTTGAACATCAAACATAACAATATCACTTTCCGGGCGACGAATCAAATCGTTCTCTCGGACAGTAATAGTCACGTTGGCGTTCAAACCTTGAGCAACACTCTGCTTAATGATAGTGACACGGTAAATACCTGAATCACCCTTAAAAGCATGGTTGTTGGTCATACACATATGACCCTTAAGGAAAATACCTGCATTGGAACAAGTGCGAAACTCTTCACCAACCTGACGTTGGATAAGAAGACGCACGCAATTATTACTAAACAAGTCACGCACCTCATCAATAGATGATGTCTTCAAACTCTGCGATGGTAGAGGGACATCAAATTTGGTGAGCTCTAATGTGGGATTGTACCAAACATTAGTTCGTTCTTCCTTCTTAAGATCAACTTCAGAAGTACTAAACTTATTTCCTTGAGTCTCCATTGGGGGGGTCTTCTCCTTCTTAGGGCGCATACTCACATAAAGAGTAATAGCAGCACCAATAAGAGACAACATCCCCAAGGCCAATTTCCACTTACGTGGGCCTGTGAGCATTCCATTAATGCGACCAACAAGAGCAACCTGATTAGGTACGCTCAAAGTTGGAACCAAATAACGGAAAATGAGGCCTCGCATAGCACTGAACTGGGCAGCGTAACCAATAATGGACATAATATATCTCATCTGGATACACCAACAGTAAAAACGCCACATGGCGCAATACCACCAGTACAAACCACTAGCAAAAAAATCCGCAACTCTGCTATGCGAATTTTCCGGACTGGTGAAGATCCACTCTGGAACACCTTCATCAGCCTGTACTTGACCGCACACAGTATGACCTGGACGATGACAAACAACGCAAACATCAACGTCGCGCATAAAATCATCGCAGCCCATAGCCATATCCTGAGTACCCTCATGCTTCAGAGCCATCTTGCCGAAATCGACAAGGAAATCATTCACATCAGTGTACTTACACACTTCCTCCAATTGAGCCAAATCGCGCTCACCATCAAAGTAAGGGTTCACCTTACAAACAGTGATATCCCAATAATTAGGGTAACCACTCTGCTCTTTTGGGAGCTTTGATGGATCGAGAAATTTCTGGTTCATCGCCAGATATTCACGCTTTGGTTTAATCTCCACAACAAATGGTAAACGACGTTGAACAGCCAGTGGGCACCAAAAGTACTCATGGGCGTTCAAATCCGCAGCATTCGAAGTGGCAACAACCAATTTAGCAAGAACAGGAGTCTTACCCTTATCTGCCAAATCAGCTTGAGTCGGCACATAAGGAACATTATTGACCACATTCAACAATTCCTTAAGAGTGGGGTCAACTTCAGTTGATTTCTTTGGAAGAAGAAAACCAACTTCATCAAGTTGAATACACCACATACTGGAATCAAAGTTACTCCAATACTCATCCGCTGGGTTGCGGGTGTATCGAAAGTGATCATCCTTCTTAAGTCCCATGAGGGAACCATAGTAGTAGTAAAGCATCTTTGTGAAAGATGATTTGCCAACACTAGATCCACCATGGACAAGCACACCAAATGGGGCTTTACGCTCCTTTTGCGCTGCGCGCTTGGTCACTTC